TTCAGTAGATGAATTTACTTTATTAATAAGAAATTCACCTGGCTTTAAACTTACCAAGCGATTTCCTCCCCTCTAGAACGCAAAGCTGCGTCCCGCATATTCTTTAATTCATCCTGAACCTGACGAGCAAGTTCTTTAGGATTAATTGGTTGATTACCTCTATTCTCAACATTCACATTTACCGTGTATGTGTCAGAATTAGTAATAGTTGTGTTGCCATTTTGATTGAATCGATCAGTGTAACTTGATGGCAAGGTCAAGTTACCATTCATCTTGCCAGAAAGATTGTTCATGTCTTTAAGAAGAGATCCATCGAATACTGGTTTGACTGTTGGTTGAATAGTCATGTCAATGTTGTCCATAAGGAGTCCAGATAGACTATCGTCGACATTCAGAGCGTCAATGGCTTGATTAGCCAAACCTTTAGCAGTTCTGAAGATTGCAGATCCAGTATCTTTCAAACCAATCTCGAAACCTTGTCCCGTGAATTTACCAAGAGCTTTAGTAACCCGAGATGGTGAATGGATATCCAATGCTCTTCTGATAGTGGCTGCAACATTAGATGCAATTGCTGAGGCTGTAGCGTAAATAGATCCAGCAGATGCCGCCAATCCATTCGCAAAACCATAACCAGCATAGCTGCCAGCGGAACTCAATGATACAGATGACGCACCATTGTATGCTGAATGAGCCAAACTAGAACCAGCTCCATGAGCAGAACCTGATTGTGAGGAAATACCGCTTGCCACAGATCCACCGAAGTGAGAACCAAGAGAAGTACCTTGATTAAATACTCCACGAATAGAGTTTACTGAACTGTTTGCTACACTGGAAGAAGATCCGGTGATAGAACCAGAGCTTCCAGAAATACCACTAGCAATACTTGAGCCAAATTGTTGTCCAATAGATCCTCCTTGAGAGAATGTTCCTCGTACGGAAGAAATAGACATGTTGGCGCTTGACTGAGCAGCAGATGTAATGGCTCCAGACTGAGACATCAATCCTGTGGCAATTTGTTGTCCAAACTGAACACCGATTTGTTGTCCTTGTTGGAAAGCCATTTGAGCAGACATAACTGCTTGCATAGCTAACTGTTGGACTGCCATAATCACCATAGGAGCAGAAGCCATAATACCTTGTCCCAGAGATGTTCCGAACATTATAGCACCTTGTGCTGCTTGTTGGAACGCAGCGGGTACTGTTTGTAGAGCCGCTGAAAGACTAGGAATGACTGCTCCAAGTTGAGTAAATCCAGCAACCACAGGCATAATTCCAGAAGCGGACATCATGATAGATGGCGCTAACATAGAAAATGCGGCTGCTAATGATGGAATAGCCGGAGCAAGTGTGGTAATAGGTGTTTGTAGGTTCTGGAATGCTGAGGATACTGTAGGAACAGTTCCAGCAAGACCTGCTAAAGCAGCATTCATCATGATAAATCCAGTAGACATCGCCATGATACCACCAGCAGAACCAGCAAGACCAGCGATAACGCCTTTAAGAGATCCTAAGTCTTTTGTGAATCCTACAAGGTTACCAGCATATGACGCAGAGCCCAGACCTGTTACGGCTGCAGCAACTGCTGTAATACCAGCTGCGCCAGCAATACCATCTTTGGCGATAATTGATACGCCTTGTGCAAACAATTTGAATCCTTGTCCAGCGTTCTTAGCAGCATTACCTACAGCATCGATAATAGCTGCTGTTCCCTCAAACGCAGACTTGATACCATCGCCAATTCCACGGAATACTTCAGCAACCCCTTGAAGCGCGGATTTAACACCTTCACCAAATGACTTGGCAGCATTACCCACTCCTTCAAATACAGATTTGATAGCATTACCAACAGACTCGACAATAGCTGCTACGCCTTCAAGAGCAGATTTAATTGCTAAACCTATACCTTGGAAAGCATAACTTATTGCTTGTCCGATAGACTCAACAATAGCAGCAACTCCTTCAAGAGCCGATTTAATTGCTAAACCTATACCTTCAAATATGGACTTAATTGCTTCGCCCACCGCCATAATAACATTGGCAAATCCATTGATTGCTCCGACAATACCATCTATAACAGATTGTACGATCGACGCAATTGACATGAATAGAACTTGCAACGTCATGAAGAATGACTGGATAGTAGCACCGATTGTGGTGAATACAGATTCGATGGTTTGAACGATTTGTATAATAACATCGGCTACCGATTGGACAATAGACGCGATATTAGTAAACAATGACACTAAAACATCTGCTACCGATCTGATAATATCAGCTAGACCTTTGAATAGTTCGATTAGAACTGCCGCAATTGGTCTAAGAATAGGTGCTAAAATATCAGCCAAACTCTTAAGCGCATTAAGAATAAAGTCGATTACTGGTTTGAGAATCTCAACGATTGCATTTAGAATTGGACCAATAAGACCTTTAAGAATTCTAATTGTGACGTCAAGAATAACCTTGAACATCTTTTGAAGTGCTGGTACTAATCTATCTCCAACCTTTTCCAAAGCACTTGCGACAGACTCAGCAAATTTAATAGCAATCTCCAAACCGGTTTGCACTAAAATATCCATGTTTTCCATGATTGATTTAGCGAACTCAGTTAATAGCTTAACAGCAGCAGAGAATAGTTGAGGCATAGACTGTGCCATTCCTAATAAGAAATTAGTAATCATGTCTATACCGGCTTTGATTATATCTGGAATAACAACAGCCAAACCTTGTAGGAACATTCGAACTAATATAATAGCCGTCTGCATCATCGCAGGACCTTTTTCTACTAAGGTTTTCATCATGCCAGCGACGCCTTCCACTATAGCTTTCAAAGCCTTAGGAGCGCTATCTGCTAACATGGCTAGTGCAGCTGCGAATGCTAGGAAACCTAAACCAGCTATTAATATAGACGATGCTGCTAAAATACTAGATACCCCAAATGTTATAAGGGCTCCAGATAGTGCAGCTAATCCAGGTGCCAATGGTCCTGCTAAAGCTGCGGCTATTAATAGAATCGTTAAGTTGCCTGCCAATGCGGCGAGACCGACCCCAACGGCAACTAAATTAAGCGTTGATAGTAGGTAAATTGGAGCCGCCAACATAGTCAACGCTAAAGCAAGACCTATTAGTTTTAGAGCTCCTCCGCCGCCAATACCATCAAGGACTTTCATTGCGATTACTAGTTCCGCTATCACAGCGCCAATAGCTACAACAGCAACTAATACCCGATCCCAAGAATGACGTGCTACTTTGGATAACGCCTCACCAATAACATATAACATTAGAGCTGCCGCTAGGAGTTCTCCAAAATAACTAGTAACGTTCTGGGATGCCTTCATTACAAATATGACAGAAGTCAAGACTGCTATTATAGCACCCGTGGCTACTAGGACATTTTGCCATGGTAAATAAGCAACTTTGACAAGAGTGTCCCCAATATTGGTTAACAATTGTCCGAATGTACCAATCAACCCCATAGTCGCTAACGCTGATACAACGTCTCCTTGGGACGTTGATACATATTTAGCAGCAATAGCTATACCTCCAATGATAGCTAATATAGCCGTTGTTGCTGCCGCCATAGAAGTAAGATTCATCTGAGCTAACAGAGATATACTTTCTGCTATTGTATGAATCATTGCAGTGAATGTGATAAGCGCTCCGAGTGTCCCCAAATTAATCTTAACACTTTTTAGTAGATGAGTAACCCCAACAAGTCCAAGAATAACTCCAGAAATCACAGATACGCTCTTTATCAACCCTTCGTCAGATACCGTGGACAATTTCTGAACAGCAAGCGCCAAAACGTACATTGTTCCAGCAAAAGTTATAAGTGTTAATATGGCTCCTAGTTTTACTTTAACCCCGTCAAGCAATTTGGTAGCTAAACTTAAAGTAGCCAATAATCCCATTACTGAGAATACTGCACCTGTTAAAGAATCTGCTGGAACAGAGGCCATCTTTTGTACGGCATCCGTTAGCATTTTGACGGATACTGCGAACGAGATTAAAGCGAAGATAGATCGTAGAGTTACTTTAACTCCATTAAGAACTCTTGTTGCTAGAGCTAAAGCTCCCATCAAACTAACAACACTTAGAACTCCTCCAACCAATCGTGTTGGGTCTAATCTTGTTATATCAGCTACAGCAGATACTAATACCTTCATCATTAATGCCATAGCAATCATACTGAAGATGTTTGAGATAGGTATACGTACTTTAGAGATGAGTCTTGTAGCTCCCGCCATTGTGAGCATTACTCCGGCTAAGGCGGTTAATGATCTACCAATCTCTTCCCACGAAAGATCTTTTAGTTTGATTAATGCTCCCGCTAGAATTCTAAGCGCAAGCGCTAATCCAATCATCTTGAATACGCCAACTTGAGCGCCTTCTATTCCAGACATACCTTTCATGCCCGATACCATAATCTTCATGGCTCCGAACATTGCTAATAAGGCATTACCTATTTGTCCAGTATCTAATTCTGCAACCTTCTTCATAGCGCCAGCCAATATTCTCATTGAGATAGCTAAAGCTAACATTGTTGCCGCACCACCTTTTGGGAAACCACTGGCAATAGCGGATAATTTCTTCATTCCCGACATGAGAATTATGAATGTTCCAGCGATACCAATAAGGCCTCTAGAAAGAGATGGCATATCCATTTTAGATAACTCTTTCAAAGACAGTGTCAAGATAGCAATCGCTGCTGCGATAAGAATAAGAGCTCCAGCATTAACTAAGTTAGTAAATGCCTTCAACGAATGTCCTAATTGGTCAAACACATCTATGAAAGACTCTTTAAGAGTTTTGGCATCTTTAACGAAGGAGTTAAATACGTCTTTTATTTTGTTGAAGAATGTTGTGATAACACCATCTTTAATTTGTTTGCCTTTAACATATCTGTCGATAGCAAACAAACTAATCAATGCTGTCACAATATCTCCAACGTTCATGGCTTTCATGAAATCGGCAGTCTTAGCTATGATATCTTTAATCCCGCCCATGTATTTATCAAATACTCCAGAGATTTTACTAAATTTATCGCCTAGGTATTTGAATAGACCGTCGAATCCTCCAGAAAAAGCCGCATTAGTTTCTGTTATGAAGTTCTTAAATCCTTCTAGAGATGGTAATTGAACATTTTTGATGGCATTAAATGCCGAACCAATAACACTACCAATCGCTGAGAAAACATTTTTGACAACATTACCCATTGCTTGGAATATACCAAAAGATTTAATTCCTTGTTCAAGTCCTTCAACAAATTCACGGATTTTACCAGTGATATTAGCTAAAGTTGTGGCGAAAGTTTTAAATCCTTCACCATCTCCTCCAGAAAATGCTCCAAAGAATTGTCGGACAATAGTTACGGCAATCTTGAATATAGATACAAGAATCCCAAACACGTTACCAATTGTTTTACCAATAGCAACTAATCCTACCATAACATTGTTAGAATGCAATATACCGTTTAGGAAGTTAGTTATTGAGTCTGCAATATTCTTGAAAGTAAGAATAAGTCCGTTACCAGATCCAGCAACAATACTCATACCGTATCCAACTTTAGATAATACAGTTCCAACCAATTGGAAAGCTGTACCAAACATTCTACCAATAGACGTCATAGTTCCTTGAATATACACATTCTCGGATAATGACTTAGTAAAATCTCTAAATTTGAATGTTAGTTGAGTTAATATAGCTGCAGACTCTTGATAGGTTCCTATTACAGAACGAAATCCAGATCTTAGACTATCAAGAGAGCTTATCAAGAATTTAATAGAATTAGTAATTCCATCAAATAATGCTTGTTGTCCGCCCATATCTTTCCATGTCTTCAACATAGCGTTTCGATAGTTACCTAGCGAACGTTCCATTTCTAGAACGGGATCATAATACGTTCCTTGGTCGTCTTGGACAAATGGATTGACAATATTACCAATATTTGTCCACATTGATTTAGCTTCTTCAAATCCACCTAGTAAATATTCCCATGATTGAGCCCATCCAGAACCAATCGCTTCTTGGACAGTACCAACTAATTGACCAAAGGATTTTACTTCAGTGGCAGCGGCTAGCATTTGTTTATCAACTGAAATCTCTTTCAAAGTGGCAATAAGAACTTCTGAGGTTAACCAACCATCTTGTAATGAATCACGGAAAGATTTTGTCATATCTCTGGCATGACCCATCTTTTCACCCATAGCGGTTAGTCTGTCTTGGAATAATTTACCACCCATACCAGCTCTAACCACGGAGTTCCAGTCCTGTAACATCACCTTACCAGAAGCCAATGCTTGAGATAACTGGTACATCGCAGTAGACGCTTGTAGAGTGCTTGATCCCGAAGCCGCTGCTAGGTTGGAAATACCTTTAATTGCCGTTGCCGAATCTTCCAATCCAACCCCTGCGGCAGTAAAGGTACCAATATTAGCCGTCATATCAGCAAATGAGTAAATTGTCTTATCGGCATATTGGTTCAAATCTTCAAGAGCTTTTGAAGTTTTTCTCATACGAAGAGTCGGATCTGGCGTTTCCCACTCCGTATTTGCCATAATAGTTTGGATAGATCCGAGTTTGTTATTATACTCAGCCAAACCATCAACAGGACCTCTAAAGAATTGCGATCCGAATTGAATGGATTTTTGAATCATGCTTGCCAACACATTACCCAACGCAATATCCATAATAGATAATGAGTGTTGTACTGATGTGGCCGCATAATCAAAAGCACTAGTCAATGGGTTTAGATTTACTGTGCCAGCTTTATTATTTAATTTGTCGATTTCACCAGAAGTATTCGAAAAGTTATTACCAGAATCCGTCTTTCTAAAAATACTCTTTAGACGTGCAAGAATACTTCCTGTTTTACTAGTCTTGCTAGCTACTTCAGTATTCATTTGATCTATGGATTTACCAGCTCCGCTAGTATCCATATTTTCAGTGTTTCGTTTAAAGATGTTTCTAAGACGAGATAATAGACCGTTCGATTTTTCTGTTGAACTCGAAATTGCCTGGTTCATTTTCGCCATGTCCTTAGCAACATTATCAGCAGCACCTTTACCGCTAACTTTAGCGAATGCTGCTTTCAGCTTTTCTAATGCAGACATAGTGTCTTGTGCATTTTTAGTAAAACCTTTATTGTCTAAGGTGACTTTGGCAATTTTTTCGTCAACATATCCTGCCATATTGTCTCCTATTTAATCATTTCTTCTAAAATTTTACCTATGCGAGATGACCATACATCATTTATCGCTTGGGTAATATATGGTCTAGGCGGAACATAACCTCCAGTGCCTGTTCCATGACCATAGTGAATTATGCGAGCTATCGAAACTCCTTTGTTTATGTTGGAGTTCGTTATCTCTATAACAATATTGTCGCCATTTTGATTGATTGTGTAGTCCCAAGAAGAGGCAGTCTTCCCGCTACCAACCGGAGTCGTCTCCGATAATCTGTTAGTTAACATCTTGGCCAACTCAGTTGCTGGACCTGAATTCTGCTTCTTAACAGAACGTTTCAACCAAGCTTCAATATTATTGAAATCTCCGCTAGCTGTTATTTGCATTCTGTTTCTCCTTCTCTTCCATCTCTTTGTACAATCGAGCTTCCTCAGCCCTACGTTGTTCGATGATAGATCTTTGCTCTTCCATAGATTCTGTCTTAGACATTTTCTCTGGGGGAGCTTGTAATGAATTAACAGTATTTATAAGTAACATCAGCTTGTTTAGATTTCTATTTTCCCATTCAAATGGTATTCCATTAATAGCCATATGAGCATATAGTATCTCTGAGGTAAACACGGACTGTCTTTGTCCTGCTTTAGACTTCTTTTTACTTTTAGGTAAGACCGTTGCTGATGGTACATCCTTATAGATATATTGTACGATTCTGTTATACTGATCCACATCTAACCGGTTAAAGTCGAAATTCTTATCAGTACACATTATCTTAACAAAATCTAAAAGTTCGTCATCAGTAAGATCCTTGTTATCAAGAAATCTCTTCTTATGTTTTGATTCCCACTCATCTAAATTCTTTAGAGTATATCGAAATTCTACTTTTTGCTTAGGTCTATCAATGAATCTTTGGTTCTCATCGTCAAAAAGCGACAAAGCGTCGACTTCGATATATAAGAAATCGTGTTTCATAGATCATACCTCAATTTAAAAAAAAGCCGATGAGTAATTCCCATCGGCGAAACGATTAGCCTTGTTGTAATGCTTCTTTATTAACGAGTTCGTCCAATCCTTTAATGGATGAAAGAATTCCTTTAACAAATGTTAGCATAGAGGTTTCGTTTTCATGAAGATCTTCGATCAATTGACCAAACGCAAGAGATTGACCAAATTCTTCACGAACTTCATTGTTCTTGACAAACCGGTCACCTTCACGTTTACCATAGGCGGAAAGGATAAGATCCTTGAGGAGAGCGTACAAAGCGGTCAAATCTTCGTTCTTTTGAATTTCGTTGATACGAGCTTCAATCTCCTTACCGCCATGTCGTCCTTGGAATTCAATCAACTCAATACGAGTAAGATTGAAATATTCTTCAGTGGTCACTGGACCGTCAAAACCTTCATAATTGATTTTTTGCTTTAACATGTAGTTCTCCTATTCAATTAATTATTTAAGCAAGTTGATAACTTCTGCTGGTGTAGGAAGCGTAGCGTTTCCTGTTTCGTCGCCATAGACTTTAGCAATAAGCTTCTTCCATTTAGTAGCTTCAACTTTAGTAGAATCAACAGTGATTACTGAAGTTGGCTTGAATCCTGGTACATCTACTGGTGTAGAAGTGATTGACCATGATGGATTTGCTGGTTCTGGACTATCGGACACTGTTTGGTGTTGACGTTCAGATGGAGCAGCTTTACATCCATACCACAAGTGAAGTTTTGTACCGTATTCATTGAATTTAACTTCGTTACCAATGATTGATTGGTATGCGAAACCGAATGGACGACGGTTTTGTTGATGAGCGTTAGCACCTGCTACGATTTCAGCCATACCATCACATTGGTCGAATTCTTTAGGTGAGCTGAATGCTTCGATAGTACCTTCGAAGTTTTCTGCACCAGTCAGTGAAAGGTATTTGATATTGTCAGCGTATTGGTCATTAGCTTCAGCACCACTTGGAGATTCTTGAACGTTAGTCAAACCATTCCAAGCAACACCTTGGTTGTATGTACCAGTGTCGCCCATAACGAACAAGACGCCTTTGGAAACACCAGTTTCATAAATACGAGAACCAGTTTCAAGATATTTAAGTTCAGCCATTATTTAAATCCTCCTAATAGCTTTGTGTTATAGTAAGAATTGAGTGATACAAATTATCAATGACATAGTTTGAATCGAAGGTAACATTTTGGAATTTCTCCATAATATCCTCAACTACCGGCGAATCTGGTAGTTTAGAAATGACTGTTACCTGATACATGTCTCTATGAAAATACCTAACGTCATCAGCAAACCTAGACTGCTTGTCAGAAAGCTTATAGATGACGCATGGGTATGTGATTTTTGTATTTGACGTCGAATTATAGTAGAGAGCGTAGCCGTGTTCTTTTAAAACTTCACGGAGTTTCTTATCCAGAAAATCTCGACGATTTTTAACCATTATAGACTCCTCCTAATGTAATGTGAATTCTTGGTGATTTAATATCGAAAGACT